CTGTATTTTAACACAGGAGGCCTTATGAGAAATCGTTCACGCTACAACTCCGAGCCTGTCTCTATTGAGACATATCGGATCTTCCGCGCCTACTACTCTAAAGTGAGTATAGGTTTTTCGGAGACAGATGTTGACCATGAAACCATGGAAGACATTGTCACACCGAATTTCCGGAAGAGGTTGCGGGCGGGCGAACTCATTAACAATCCCTGTTCTTATACTCATCACACTGTCTTTGGAAGAGGAGGAGGAAGTTCATCAACTTATCAAACAACAGTTCCAACAAATGGTTGGGACTATTTTGGCGCATTAACAGAATATTTTGCGTCTATTGATTCGTTGGTGATACCATCCCTTGAAGCGCCTCCCGGCGTTTCTCTAAGTGAAGCAAAGCTTCGTGCTATTGCTAACATAGACCCCTCAACTTTTGACTTTGCTGAAGACTTTGCAGAGATTAAGGAAACTATTGAGTTTCTGAAATCTCCTTTTAAGTCGCTTCGCAGGTATGCCAAGCTCATAAGAAACTCTCGAAGAAAGAAAGTTTCTCGTGGCATGGACGTTGCTTCCGCAGCCTCAGCAGCATGGCTTGAGTATCGATTCGCCGTAACACCTCTTGTTAGGAGTTGTTACGATGCTGTGCAAGCAATTTCTGCACCGCTTGAATCTTTCCCCAAACGCCGTACTTCTAGAGGTTTTTGCGAAGGCGAATATACCGGATACGATCAGTTACTAACTGCCACTAGTGGTAGGAAGTACTCTGCATCGGGTCTCGGGTCTGTGAAGTATTCAGCGCAGATCCACTATGAAGGTGCAAACTCTCAACCTTCTGTGGCTCGGCATCTGGGTGTAAGGCTGAAGGATATACCAGAAACGGTTTGGGCTGTTGTTCCCTTCTCGTTTATGGTAGACCGTATGATTGATATATCAAGCACTGTTCGTGCTTATACCAATCTTCAGGATCCTTCTATTAAGATACTCGCTGCTTCATCTGTTGTCAGAGATCATAAGTTGCAAAGTCTGAGCGTGTCTGAACTTCCGACAAGCCCGATTTTCACTCATGAGCTCCATAATAGCGATAATCCGGTAACGGATTATTTCCATTATAACAGAGAAGCATGGGAACCAAGTGTCGATGACCTTCGTCCTAACTTTTCAGTTAAGGGCCTGGTTGACGACGTAACCTCGATTGCCGATTTAGCAACTATAATTATACAGTTGCTACGTTAGCTAATAACCTAATAGGAGAGTCAATATGACTATCTCTGCCTTTTCACCATTGAAAGATGGTGTGATTGCCGTAACCGGCGGAACTGCTGTACCTTTTACATCACTTGGTGATGGTGTTGGCGAAAACGTCGTGTTTTTTGACGGTGCCGACATGCTCACCCGGAAGGAAGCCCGTTTTCAGGCTACCCCTCCAAAAGTGAATGCTGGTACACCCAGTGGCTACACGCAATCCCGTAATAAAGTGATTTTGCTTGCTCCCCAGACTTTGACGTCTGGTGAGCGAGTGGTCAATAAGTTGACCATTCATCTGGAGGCCGACATTAATATGTCGTCTGCAGATAAGTCCACTTTACGCGGGCTAGCTGCCCAGATCCTGTCTGAGAGTGATCTCGACAACTTCTGGAACAGCCTTGCCTGTAGTTGATAGCATGGAACAAGAACTTTTTGATCTTATTCTGGCTATCTTGATCTCGATTCCGATCGAGGTCTACCACTGGATCCTTCAACTCTTCTGAGTCGTTGGATAAAAGTTCCTAACATGGAGTAATTCCCCATGAAAAAACGGTCAAGCGAGCATCTGCTCTTTGATTCTGGCCAGATTGCGCAACAACTGAGCCAGTTAGTTATACGTGACCTGTCATCTGCAATAAAACATGAGTCGCAGATTGACAGCACACTTCGTTCCGTTCTACCAATGTATCAGGAGAGCTTACTTAAAAAATTCGCTCGCCCTGACGCTGATAGCAAAGAGCTTGAGGATGCTACGTTTGTTAAATTCCGTAGCATCAATAAGCATATGTCAGGTGTATCCTTTTCGGATGCACTTGAGAAATATGCTGTTCCCTTAAAAAGGGCTCGTAATCTTTGCCATCTGGTACTCGGGTCTTTCTCATCTGAGGAATGGTTTGCGTCTTGCAAACACTCTCAGGGATCCAGTATTGGAGTCCCTTATAGAGATACCTCAGTTGAAGCAAAGTTCGGTTGGCCGATTTCGGTCACCGACGAAGTGAAACCTCTTGTATCTTCATATCTAGCTTGGGATCAAACCCTTGCTTCAGCGATCGATCATTTGAACGCTGACACAATTTGTGAGACGATTGAGAGTGTAGAGGGGTCACGTGCTACAACTGTCCCAAAATCCGATACTGTTCGTCGCATGATAGCTATAGAGCCGACCTGGAATATGTTTTTCCAGCAAGGCTTAATGTCTATGATGTACGAACGCTTAAAAGTATCAGGTTTAGACGTTGCTAAGCTACCATATGCACATACCTCAAGAGCTTTTGAAGCATCGATTACTGGCAAGTTCGCCACGATCGATTTCTCTTCAGCCTCTGATTGTGTTCATACAGAATTGCTAAGGTGGTTATTTCCTCCTCAGTGGTTTAGGGTACTAAACCTTGTCAGATCCAAGCATATACGCCTTGATGGCGTCGTGGAAGATCTTCACATGTTTAGTACTATGGGTAACGCAACGACCTTCCCTATCGAGACCTTAGTCTTTTGGTCTCTTGCCTGTGCAGCTCATTCTTTCCAATCAGATACAAATCCTAACCGTATACTAATACCATCTAGTATGCGGCGGGAGTGTTCTGTTTTTGGTGATGACTGCATTATACCGTCTGAGTCTGCTGGTTCCTTTATGGAACTAGCAAGCTCGGTTGGCTTTATCGTTAATCACGATAAAAGCTTTACGGATGGGCGTTTTAGGGAGTCCTGTGGTGGTGACTACCACACAGGTCGGGACGTGAGGCCACTTTTTCTAAAAGGGCCTACCTCTGAGTCATCGTCTGCCCTCGAACCATGGCTATACATATTACTAAATTCACTCTTAAAGAAGTACAAAACGTGCTTCGGAGTGTTTAAGTATTTGTACGGCCGTGATTCAATTGGGTATCTGATGTCTCTCTTCAGGGAAAACAAGTTAAAGATTAAGCTTGTTCCTGAAGATTATCCCGATGATTCTGGTTTGAAGTTATCAGGTGATCTTGGTAGATTCAGAGCTTGCTATGGTGGGTTTTACTCACCAATCAAGCGGAATCACCATGGCACCTATTCATTCCAGTATTGTGCCTTTCGGTACAAACGAACACGGATAGTGAATCCTTTTGTTAGATACGCTTTAGCCTTAAAGGCTGAAGCTCGTCCGACTAAGGAGACACCTTTCAATGTCCGAACACGGGAGAAAGGAGGTTACGTTGTAGGGAAAGGGAAACATGACCGTTGGTCGTGTCCGCCTGATCAGCGGGACCTGAAGTAAGGTTTTCCCCTAACGAAAATGCCACTAAGATAAAAATTAGTGACT